CTTAAAAATGATGCAGACGATTTGGGGGGTGCTGGTGCAGATACTCCTGAAGAAGAATCTGCTTCACATAAGGCTGGTGATAAGGTCAAGAAAGCCAAACCTACGAATCCTGCCGGTAGTGAATCTAAAGTTAAACAAGGAAATTCGGCACAAGCAACTCCTGGTGAGAAAATGAAACTTGCCGCCGGTGATGAAATTGACCACGACGGAGAACAATTAGAGGAAGCTCGGATGACCAAAGCAAAAATGCTTGAGGATCTAGGTAAGATGGTCGAAGGTCTCGGAAAGATGAAAGCTACTGAACTTAAAGGCGTCCATGAACGAGTTAAGAAAATCGTTAGTGGCGACTATGAAGATGAGGAAGAAGTTGATGAATCTAAAGAGTCTAAAGAACTTGCAGAACTAGAAGCCGCAAAAGCGGAAATTGAAGAAAAGATTAAAAAGATTTCGGTGAAGGAAGATGTCGAAGCCTTAGTGCAAGGTGAAGATGACCTTTCAGACGAATTCAAAGAAAAAGCCGCAACAATCTTTGAAGCCGCTGTAAAGACCAAAGTCCGTGATGAAATTGAAACTATTGAAGATGAGTATGCTGAAAAATTAACAGAATCTATTGTCAAACATGACGAAGAAATTTCAGAGAAGGTTGATGCCTATTTGAACTACGTTGTGCAAGAATGGATGAAAGACAATGAAGTTGCTATTGAGCATAAACTCAAAACTGATATTTCAGAAAATTTCATTACAGCTCTTAAAGGTCTCTTTGAAGAGCATAATATTACTGTACCTGATGAGAAGTATGATGTTCTTGATGCTGCTGCAAAACAGGCCGACGAAATGGAAGCCAAGTTGAACGAGCAGATCGAAAGGAATGTTGAACTTTCACAAAAGGTTTCAGAACTAGAGAAGAATGAGATTCTAGTAGATGTGGCTTCTGATCTCGCTGATACAGAAGTTGAGAAATTTGTTGGACTAGCAGAAAATGTCGAGTATGAAGATTCTGATGATTATACACAGAAACTTCAGACGATTAAGGAAAGTTATTTCCCACGACATTCTGCGAAGGATGACGAAGCTGAGGCAGCACCAGTATACGACGAACACGGTGATTTAAGTAATCAGATGGCTGCTTATATGTCTGCAATCGGAAAAGCTGAAAAAAGAGCGCAGAAATAAAGATTTTTATAAATAATAACAAAGTAAAACAAAGGAGATATCCAAAATGTTTCAATCGGAACAACTACAGGAAAAATGGCAGCCAATCCTAGATCATCCTGACCTCCCAGGGATCAAGGATTCTTATAAGCGTGCTGTAACTTCAGTTATCCTGGAAAACCAAGAACGGTCCATGACCGAAGATCGGGCTTTCTTACAAGAGGCCGCCCCTACAAACCAAACAGGGAGTTCGGTAGATAATTGGGATCCAATTCTCATTTCATTAATTAGGCGTGCTATGCCTAACTTAATTGCATATGATGTTTGCGGTGTCCAGCCAATGTCAGGTCCCACAGGCTTGATCTTTGCAATGAAATCACGTTATACAAACCAGTCCGGTACAGAAGCCTTTATGAATCAGCCTGATACAGATTTCTCGGCAGAAGATGCCGCAGGCGATCTACAGGGTGTCGATCATACAGGCGACAACGTACTCAATGATATGAGTGCTGTTGTAACTGCAACTGGTATGACAACAGCCCAAGGTGAAGCTTTGGGTGATGCGACATCTAACGCTTTCGCAGAGATGGCATTCAGTATTGATAAGGTAACCGTGACAGCTGTTTCACGTGCCCTCAAAGCTGAGTACACAATGGAACTTGCTCAGGATCTTAAAGCCGTTCACGGTCTAGATGCTGAAACAGAGTTAGCTAACATTCTGTCAACAGAAATTCTTGCAGAAATTAACCGTGAAGTGGTGCGTACCATTTACACAACAGCCAAGGCTGGTTGTGCATACAATACGACAACTGCTGGTATTTTCGATCTTGATACAGACTCTAACGGTCGCTGGTCAGTTGAGAAATTCAAAGGGTTGATGTTTGCAATCGAACGTGATGCCAATGCAATCGCAGTTGATACACGCCGCGGTAAGGGCAATATCATATTGTGCGATTCTGACGTTGCTTCTGCTCTGTCAATGGCTGGTCTATTAGATACGTCCGGTGGACTGTCTGATAACCTTTCTGTCGATGACACAGGCAATACATTTGCTGGTACACTTAATGGTCGTTTTAAGGTCTATGTCGATCCTTATTCAAACAACAGTCTTGCTACAAAGTTCTACGTTGTTGGATATAGAGGCACATCGCCCTATGACGCTGGTGTATTCTACTGTCCGTACGTCCCATTGCAGATGGTTCGTGCCGTTGGTGAGAACACCTTCCAGCCGAAGATTGGCTTCAAGACTCGTTACGGCATGGTCGCTAACCCGTTCGCTACAAGTCGTGGCACAGGCGCAATTGATCTGACTAACCCAGGTTCGACAGATTTGAACACATACTACAGACGAGTTCAAGTTGCTAACATCATGTAAAAAACACACTTATAATAACTATAAAGTGTTATTTCAAATACCCCGCTTCGGCGGGGTATTTTTTTATCTATATTAAGTGTAATTGAGTGTATAAATAGTAATATGGCAACAATAGACTCTTTAAGAAGGCAACCTGATACATTTGACTATGCACAGTCTAGTCAATTTCTAGTTACATTGGGAAATTTTCCTTTGTCACAATATTTTTGTACTACTTTAACTTTGCCTGGAGTAGGTGTAGGTCGATTTGATAGACCAACATCCCTTGCTAATATACCTATGGTAGGTGATCTTATGACATTTGATGATTTTACCATGTCATTTATAGTGGATGAAAAGTTATCAAATTATCAAGAAATTTTTGATTGGATAGTTAATATAGGGACTCCGTCAAATCATAATCAATTTAATAAAAAATCAAGGGTGGATAATGTTAATTTAACAGGTGATAGAAATTTATATAGTGATATTCATATAAGTATATTAAGTAATAAAAATAATCCTGTTGTTAGAGTTACTTTGCATGATTCATTTCCATTAAATTTGAGTGGATTAACATATACTGCACAAGAAACAGATGCTATATATCTTACAGCTGATGTTACTTTTGCATATTCGTATTACGAATTCTTAACACTATAAATAGGAATGAAGGGGTAGTTAAAAGACCACCCTAAATTTGAAGTTAATCTTCTTACAACTTTAGTAGAAGCATAAATAAGTGAAAACTAAACTGTGGGCGGCTCTACCCCTTCACATTAAAAGGATATATTATGAGATTTGATGAACTACAACAGATGGTTGATGTTGACTTGAAAATTGATGATACTGAACTTGATATTGAGAGTATCAAGACTCCACAAATACATAACAAGTATTTAAAATTCTACACACAATTTTGCTTGCAATTAAAAAAGGTAAGAGATGAAAGAAAATCTCTTTATCGTGATAAGTGGGAATATTACACAGGCAAATCCTCTCCAGAGGTTTATCAAGAAAAACCTTTCGATCTAAAAATTTTAAAAGCAGATGTGGCTATGTATATAGAAGCAGATTCAGAATATCAAGAGATAGGACAAAAGGAAGAGTATGTAAAGATGATGGTAGAATATACTGAACGAGTGCTGAAAGAAATCAATACTAGAAATTGGACTATCCGCAATACAATAGAATGGAAGAAATTCCTACATGGAGATTAAATAATGAAAAGTAATTGGTTCTGTGGGAACCCATGGAAGTAAAAATTGAAAAATTTAATGAAGTCTATCTCCGAATTAAAACTGAACCGGCCATCGCTAAGGAACTTTCGGAATTTTTTACCTTCGAGGTACCAAATGCAAGCTTTATGCCGTCGGTTAGGAATCGTTTGTGGGATGGTCGTATTCGTTTATTCTCTCCTGCTACTGGTAAAATATTTGTGGGATTATTTCCTTATGTCAAAAAGTTTTGCGAGAAACAAGGATATAGAATCGAAACTGTAAATAATGAGTTCTACGGTCGACCTTATACTGAACGAGATATTGATAAAGAGCTTGTTAAAAAATTTGTCAATAAGATTTCAAAAGGAATTAAAGTTAGAGATTATCAGTTAGATGCAATACACCACATTATTAATAATGACCGCGGCCTTATTCTTTCTCCTACTGGGTCTGGCAAATCTTTTATTATATATGTTTTAGTTCGATACTATGTCGAGATTTTATCCAACTCAAAAATACTTATAGTAGTTCCTACTACAAGCCTTGTAGAACAGTTGTATTCCGACTTTGCAGAATACAAATGGTTTCCAGATGTGCATTGTCATAAGTTATATGCGGGGTCTGACAAAAATACACCTAAAGATGTTGTGATTTCTACATGGCAGTCCATTTTCAAACTGCCTAAAAGTTATTTCAAACAGTTTGGTGCAGTTTTTATAGATGAATGTCATTTAGCCAAGGCAAAGAGTTTGACTGGTATAATGACTAAGCTGTCTGACTGTAAGTTTCGTGTGGGTACTACAGGGACGCTAGACGGTATAGAAGTGCACCAATTAGTATTAGAGGGATTGTTTGCAAAATGTGAACAAGTAACAACAACATCAAAACTAATTGAAGATAATCACTTATCCAATTTACATATTCGTTGTTTAGTATTAGAACATCCTAAACATAAACGAATTCCTAGAAGTTATGATTTAGAATTAGATTTGCTTGCACTAGACGAATCTAGGAATAAATTTATTGCAAAGTTAGTAGAATATGAAGAAGGTAATACTTTAGTATTGTGCAGATACATATCCCAATTAGATAATATAATAGACCTGTTATCAAATTCTAATAAGGAGATATATAAAGTATATGGAAAAACGCCTACAGAAGATAGAGAAAAAATAAGGTATCTTGCAGAGCATGGAGAAAATGTTATCATAATAGCATCTTATGGAGTATTTTCTACTGGTATTAACATTAAACGCCTGCATAATATTGTCTTTGGATCTCCTTACAAATCACAAATAAAAGTTTTACAATCTATAGGTAGAGGCTTACGTACCGCAGAAGATAAAAAGCAACTAAACGTATTTGACATTATAGATGATTTGAGTTATAATGGTAGAGATAATTATACACTTAAACATTTTAAGGAGAGAATTAACTTGTATAATAAGGAAGAGTTTGACTACGATATTATACCTGTTAAATTACATAAATAGTATTATGGAAAATCAACAAATTACAAACCCCTTTAAAGTTATTAAAATGGATAATGGAGAAGATGTTATTTGCAAAATTATCACAGAGTATAAGGATGCTTTCATTGTTGAACGACCTATGGCCATTACTGAGAATCAACAGTACCATGAAGAATTGGGTGAAATTGTAAGTCAAACAGGTCTTGCTCGTTGGATGAATTTTACAAACGATATTCACTTTATGATATCTAAACGGAAAATTTTAACTATGGCTAATTTAGCTCCTGAAGTAAGTTTTTATTACAAGAATATTTGTGAAAAATTGACTGTGGCTGAGAAAACTCAACTCAAGACAGAAGAACAAGTTAAAGATAAAATGCAACAGCTGAAAGATTTAAAAGAATTAACGGATGAGTTAAAAGATGATTCTAATGTTATACCTTTTTCTCCTTTGGATAAATCTAAACTTCACTAACACCTATATATATAAAGGCTAGTTAGTTTTGTCAAGCACATTTTATGGAAAAAAATAAAATAATTTCTATTACGGATATTATTGAAAATAAAGTTCGTAAACAAAAAGAGTTAGAGTTTTATGATGCTCAGTTGGAAGACTTAAAACGTAAAAAGTTTTGGATAGAAAAAGAAATACAAATGGCAGAATTTATTATTCAGGCTGTGAATAAAGAAATAACTCCTAAAGCATTTATACAAGCTTTGATAGAAGCAGAATTAGACAAAAAAGAGACTTGACAAAATACTTTAAATAGTATATACTGATAGATGTCTTAACAAACAAAGGCATTTAACAATGAGAAAATATATTTATTTGGCTGGACCTATTGCAGGTTGTACAGAAAATGAAGCGACAGAATGGCGAGATGAAGTGACAAGAGCTTTACCTCATGGTATTATAGGAATTTCTCCTTTACGATGTGAACCGTTGAAGGAAGGATTAACATATACCGATAAAGGTGCCACACCTAAAATGTGGTCAGACCCACGTGCCATTGCCACAAAGAACTGGTTAGATACAGAATCATGTGATTTAGTCTTAGCTTATCTCCCAAAAGAGTTAAACGATAGACGACCATCTTATGGTACAGTAATTGAAATTGGTTGGGCAATTGGTTTGAGAAAGCCTTTGATTGTTGTTTCTGATGACGAATATCTTATGGAACATCCACTAATAAAACATAATGCATCATGGAGATTAGATAATCTTGAAGATGCAACAGAAGTTATTATTGGTTTGTTTGGAGATTATGTCGGTCCCACTGTACATTGATAGGTCCTCCTTACGGAGAAATCAATGGCAACTGACAAACAAAAGAAGCCTCATTATGTAAATAATAAAGAATTTTTACAGGCGATGATTGATTGGAAAGCTTCAGTCTTAGAGGCTGAGGCTAACGATGAAGCTAGACCACAAGTAACAAATTACATAGGAGAGTGTTTTTTAAAAATTGCAAATCATCTCTCTTATCGTCCCAATTTTATTAATTATACTTATAGGGAAGAAATGATATCTGATGGTATAGAAAATTGCCTTCAGTATATTGATAATTTTGATCCTGAAAAATCAAAGAACCCTTTTTCATATTTCACACAGATAATTTATTTTGCGTTTGTTCGTAGAATAACTAGAGAAAAGAAGCAATCAAAAATAAAAGATAAACTTTTAAAAACTTCTAATATAGAGGATATGATAATTACACAAGACCATGATGATGAAAGTGTTTATCAAAAACAGTTCATGGATTTTTTACAGCAGTATAATTTTTCCGACTCGGATGATAAATGAGAATAGCATTAATAACAGACACCCATTTTGGAGGTAAGAATGATAATCTTTCCTTTGCACAATTCCAACGAAGATTCTACGAAAGAACTTTTTTTCCAATACTTGATATGGAAGGAATTACAACGGTGGTGCATTTGGGTGATGTGTTTGATCGTAGGAAGTACGCTAACTATAATTCTCTTAAACTAGCTAAAGAGATGTTCTTTGATCCTATCAAGGAACGTGATATTGATCTTCATGTCTTAATTGGTAACCATGATTGTTACTATAAGACAACTAATAAAGTAAATTCTATGTCTCTTACTTGTAAAGAATATAATATACATTTATATGAAGATACACCGGAGGTGATAAACTTTGATGGTCTTAATGTAATGATGACTCCATGGATTGCACCTGATAAGTATGCAGAGTCGTTAAGAATTATATCTAGAGCCAAAGCTGATTTTCTTATGGGTCATCTACCATTACAAGGTGCAGAGATGTTAGATGATGTTTACTGTGATGATGGTATAGAACGCAAGCACTTTAAACGATTTGAACGTGTGTTTTCTGGTCACTTTCACAAACAACAGGATGACGGTCATATAAGATATCTTGGTGCGCCGTATGAGATAACATGGAACGATTATGCAAGTAAGAAAGGCTTTCATATTCTTGATACAGAAACTAGAGAGGTAGAGTTTTTTCAAAATCCAAATCGGCTATTCAAGAAAATCTTTTATGATGACAGTCAGCATTGTGATGATATGATTAATATGGATATCACAGAATATGAAGAAAGTTATGTTAAAATATTTGTTCTCCAGAAAAATGATTTTTATACATTTGACAGATTTATAGATAGATGTTATAATGAAGGTAATTTTCTTGAATTAAAAATTATTGAAGATTTTAGTGATCTTGACCCAAATCAAATTGCCGATGATATTGTGAGTGTAGGTGAAGATACGATGACATTGTTGAATAAATATGTGGAAGAGATTGAGAGTCAAGCACTTAATAAAAATAAGTTGATACGCTTATTAAAAAATTTATATACTGAGGCGTGTGAAGTAGAATGACAGAAAGTATAGATTATTGGTTTTGGTATTGGGGTCCATATCTTATACATACTAGAATAAAAGACTCATCCTTTATAGCTGAGTTATTAGAAAAAGCTTTTGAACAGAGAAATGATACAGAACGATTTGACGAATTAGATGCAAGAGCGAATTTGGCAGGACAAATAGATGAAGAATATTGGTATGAAAATTGGAATGATTGGTTTGTACCTAAATTTACCCCATATGTAAATTTATATCTTGAAGGATTAAAAGACTATAAAGAAGATAGTTTTGAACATATCTATGAAAGAACGTCACAAACACTGGGCTCTCAGAGGAATATTCCAGTAAATCTAGAATGGGTGTTAGATTCTTTTTGGATTAATTTTCAAAAACCTAGAGAATATAATCCACCACATCACCATACAGGTGATATATCTTTTGTAATATATTTACAAGTTCCAGAGGGTTTAAAAAAGGAAAATGAAGATATGCGGGGTGTTCATAATAATGAAGGACCCGGAATGATAATGTTTGATTATGGAGAACATATGCCATTTTCTATCGGCAGAAGCCGTACAATGCCAGAAGTTGGAGATGTAATTATTTTTCCTTCTTGGGTAAGACATTATGTATCTGATTTTAAGAGTGAAGGTGAAAGGATTTCTGCAGCAGGAAATATAACATTGCGAACAGCTGAACATTAATATTCAGAATATGGATTTAAATTATAATGCCAACAATAGAGTTAGAATATAAACCTAAAGTGTCTATGTCAATATACATAGAAAATTTGTATGGATATGATAATGATTTGTTTGAAAAACAAATACGAGAATCTGGAGATGCACAGGATAAAAAAACGAATGTTAAGGCAGAAATGACAAAATGGTTATTAACTGAGTATGAAAGTTTTAGAAATTTAGGTGTAGATGTTGTTGTAAATCATTTACCATATTTAAATAGACCAGCGATAGATGGTTCTGTTTTTGATTGGGTTATTACGGCTCTATGGGGAAACATTTATCATAAGGGAGATTATACAGCTTCACATGACCATTTGCCGGGAGTATATTCATTTGTATATTATGTTAAAGCTCCAGAAGGATCAGCTCCTTTAATTTTTGAAGATTTAGGAGAAGTATGGTATCCTAAAGAAGGAGATTTAGTTCTTTTTCCTGCTCATCTCAAACATTCTGTACCTGAACATACTATAGATGAAGATAGACTTTCTATTGTAGGAAATTTAACAACAGCTCACGACATAAGAGGAAAATACGTTTATAATGCATCAGATATTATTTGAAATTCCAATTTTTCGTTATCAAGTAAATGATTGGAAGAAAAAGAAAAAAGAAGTTTACAATTGGATTAATAAGACTGAATTGATAAGGAGGTCTAATATGACTTTCTTAACAGATCGAGCTCCAGAACAAGAGAGATTTTATAAAGAAGATTTTTGTAAACTTTTTGAGTCAGAATTGACAGAGTTTTTAAAAGAAACGAGCTTAACAGAAATTTCAGTTTTAGATGTATGGACTGTAGAGTATCATTATGGAGATTATCAAGTACCGCATACGCATAGGTCTGTAGGGATTAGTGGTATACTATATGTTAATTTTAATCCTAAAGAACATTCTGGTACACAAGCAATGCAACCATGGAATGATCCTATAACAGATCAGGCAGTTTTTATGGACTTTATGCCAGAAGAAGGTACGATGATACTTTTCCCGAGTTTTTTAATACATTTTATAAATCCAAATTTTAGTAGAAATAGAAGAACGATTATGGCGTTTGATTTAGAGGTGAAAGAATGAAAAGAGATTTAATATTTCCTACAGAGGTATGGCATGAAGATGCTACATGGATGTCACAAATTTATGATACTCCATATTTACTAGATAGATTTCAAGAAGCTGATGATGATATGATTTATGATTTTGAAATCGACGAAAATGATATTCCTAGAGATAAGGACGGAAATTTAGATTGGGCACCATTTCCAAGTGAACATTTTGATGAAGTGATTAGATATATTCATAATAGATTTGAATATATTTGTGAGGCAAGTGATTATAAAGAAGCGACAGGACTATGGCCTAGGACAGTAAAATGGAAAATAGGTCGAGACAACGCTATACAAACCCATGAAGGAACTGATTGGTGCAGTATGCTTTTCTTAAAAGTTCCTGAGAAAAAAGATTGTCCAGGGTATTCTACTTATGGTAATCGTATGATCTTTAGAGATCCAAGACATAGATCAATAATGGCACAAGAGAGATTTATAAACACACCCTCACCAAGTCAAAGAACAAAATGGGAATTAGAAATAAAAGAAAATATGCTAGTTATATTTCCTGGGTATCTAGAGTATTATATGGAAGGTGATGGTGCTTTAAGTATAACAATAGATTGGAAAGTATTTAATCATCATTATAACAATAGACGACCTAATTCATTTACTTTATATTGGGATGCAGAATATAATACAAAGGATGGGGCGAAGCCTGAGTATAAATTTTTTGCGGGTTTAGGACAACATCTTAAAAAAGATTTGTATGCAGAAACAACTCCACCAGAAGATGATATATGAACATACTGAGTGGTTTATATGATAGTATTTAAATCTGTAATATGGCAAAACTTTTTGTCAACAGGAAATACTCCTATAGAAATAACTTTAGATAAATCTCCTTCTACACTTATAATAGGTGACAATGGAAGTGGTAAGTCTACAGTATTAGATGCATTGACGTTTGGTTTATTTGGTAAACCTTTTAGGCGTATTAAGAAAGATCAGTTGGTGAATACTGTCAATGGTCGTGATTGTTTGGTGGATGTACATTTTAATATCGGTCGCAAGAAATTTTTAATACGCCGAGGTATTAAACCTAATAAATTTGAAATTTATATAGATGATAAGTTATTAAATCAAGATGCTTCAGCCAGAGATTATCAAAAACATTTAGAAAACAATATACTTAAATTGAATCATAGATCATTTACTCAGGTAGTTATACTTGGGTCATCGTCTTTTATTCCTTTTATGCAATTAACAGCTGCTGCTCGTAGAGAAGTGGTAGAAGAAATTTTAGATATCAAAGTTTTTTCATTGATGAATGTTTTACTCAAATATAGAATTAAAGAAAATAAGGAAAAGTCTAAAGATATTTCTTATGAGAATGAATTATTAGAACATAAAATTAATTTACAGAATGATAAGATTGCAGAAGCAAAAAAAGCCTCTAATATATCTCTTAAATCTTTAGAGAAGAAGGTAAAGAAAAACCAAGACGATATGATACTGTTGGAGAAGGAAATATATTATTTAAAGGAATTAATAACAGAGTGGGAAACAGATGTGTTACCTAAACAAAAGAAATTGGAAGGTGATAGGTCTGAACTGAATAACATCAAATATAAGATGGATCTTAAATCGAACACGGCTAAAAATGATATAAAATTTTTTCAGGAAAATAATACTTGTCCAACCTGTAAACAACATATAGATGAGGAGTTTAAGAGTAAGGCTATAGAAGAGCGTACTGATAAAATGATTACTACTGCCTGTTCTTTGGTACGTTTAGATGAACAGTTGAAAGAGATGGATGCTAGAATAAAATTGTATGAAACGGCAGCTAATGATAACAGAGAACATGAAGTTGATACCGCAAAGAAAACAGCATCTATAGAATCTATTATGGATTTCAATCAACAGATAGTGAGACAGATAAATGATATAAAGAAGGCCGGAACTTTTCTTGAAGAAGATAAGACACGGTTACAGGAGTTCCGTGAAGATACAAAACGGATTAAGAAAGAGAAAGAAAAGATCCAAGATCAAGCCAACTACCTCATGATTGCGAAGCAGTTGCTTCAGGACTCCGGTATTAAAACGAAGATCATTAAAAAATATTTGCCGATAATGAATAAGTTGGTAAACAGTTATTTGAATCAGTTAGAGTTTCAAGTTAAGTTTGAATTAGACGATCAGTTTAATGAAAAGATAAAGTCACGTTACAGAGATGAGTTTGCTTATGCGAACTTTAGTGAAGGTGAGAAGATGAGAATAGACTTGGCCTTACTCTTTACATGGAGACAGATAGCTAAGATGAAAAACAGTACCAATACCAATCTATTGATATTGGATGAGATATTCGATAGCAGTTTAGATGTGAATGGTACAGATGAGTTCTTAAAGATACTGAATACTTTAAGCAACGAGAATGTATTTTTAATCAGTCATAAGTCAGATTTGAATGTAGATAAGTTTGACAGTCTGATTAGATTTGAAAAGATACAAAATTTTACAAGGATGACAACATGAAATTAGTAAGTGAATATGATCCAATATTATCGGTTAAATGTGATAGATTTGATTTTGATAATCCTATTATAAAACCAAAAGAGTTGGTTGATGGATTGCAGAAAATAAGAAAAGAAGGTAGGGGTGTGGGATTGGCTGCTCCACAAGTAGGTATTAATACTCAAGTATTAGTTATGGGTATTGGTGGAATGTCAGAAGAAGATGCTGGAGATTTTAACCAAGCGTTTTTTAATCCTGAAATCACAGAAGTTTCAGATGAAGTTAGTTTAATGATTGAAGGTTGTTTAAGTTATCCAGGATTGTTTATTAAGGTTAAACGACCACAGTATATCGTACTGACATGGGATAATGAAAAGGGCAAAAGGTGTTATGAAAAATTTGCTGGAATGACATCTAGAATTTTACAGCATGAAATAGATCATCTTAATGGTATAACTTTTCTAAAACGAGCTGATAGATATCATCTAGAACAAGCTAAAAGAGAATTGAAAAAATTAAAGAGAGCTAGAAAAAGGAATGAAACTACAAGTTATTGAAAATTATCTAGATAAGAACTTACATGAAAAAATACAAGGTTTGTGTTTATCAAACCATTTTGATTGGTATTACATTACTCCTACATCAACATATTTTAATGAAAAGGGTCAAGATACAGGTATTCCTAAAGATGATAATTTCATGTTTGTGCATTGTTTTCTTCAAGAATTTGGGGGTGAACCAGGATCGACAGAGGTACCAGAGGTTTCTCAAACTGTAATGTCTCCATATATGGAGGAATATATGAAACCTGTATTGTTTAAAATGCAACAAACTTTTGCCTTTCCCAACCCTATAGGGGTGTTAAGAATTAAGGCTAATATGTATACAAGGACAGGAAAGTCTGAGGCTATAGGAACACATACCGACTATCCAGAGTTGACAAGGCCAGAAACTTATGTTACAATAGTATATCATGTTAATGAAAATAATGGTACTACTGTTGTAGGTGATAGAGTAATAAAATCAAAAGCGAATCAATTAGTAGCATTTGATGGAACGTGTGAACATTATGGAACTACACAAACCGATGAGAAAGTTAGAATAATAATAAATTTTAATATTAAAAGAACCTAATATGTTACCAAAAGTTGAACCAAATTTTACAATGATGTCTAATGCAGATTTAGTAGGCTTAATAGCTTATTGTGAAAAATGCTCACTTAAAGATGTATATAATACTGCATATGCACAAGTATTTTCAAAAAAACAAGTAGAGGAAATAAAAAAACCGTTTACGGAATGGATATCTGTAGGCAAACAGAAATTACCCCCAATAGTCCGTGAAGAATTGCTCCGAGCAGCGAGAATAAATTTTGAATGTGGTAATATGAATAAATTGAAACTCTATGCCCAGCTTAGAGAATTAATAAAAAATAAGGGCTTTTGGATTTTTATTCTAATTATAATCTGGTTTTGGTTATAAATAGAAGTAGAAGTGCCTTCGGGACTTCTGTAGTAGTGTAAACCTTGCTAAATAGGAGGAAATTAAAATGGTTACAAGCACAGCACTAGCAAACGTATTCGATCAGTTTGATCGAAATTTATTCACCCCTTATGCAGTAGGATTTGACCGGGTCTTTGACCGGTTACAAGACTATGCATCACATCAAATGCAATCAACTGGGTTCCCACCTTACAATATTCGTAAGGAAGGAGACTCCAATTTTATCATTGAAATCGCCCTTGCAGGTCTTAGCAAGGATGATCTTGAAGTTGAAATTGCAAATGGCGTCCTGACAGTTCGTACAAAAGAAAAGAAGGATGAAGATGGTGGTGAACTTTTGCATCGAGGTATCTCATTTCGTCAGTTTACTCGTAAGTGGACGATGGCTGATGACATCGTAGTAAACCATGCCAAGATGGAAAAAGGTATGCTCAAGATTACTCTAGAGCGTATTATTCCCGAGGAGAAAAAGCCTCGATTACTGAAGATTAAATAATTATTGATCTTCGCTGTGGGGCGGTGCAATGCCGCCCCATTTATTATTGACAAATGCTGAAAAAGGTGTTATCATTATGAATATGAAAGTGACAAAAATTCCAGAAAATTTTTATAAATTTAGTGAAAACAAATCATTAAAAGAATTGAGAACGTATATTGATAGCACCTATCAGTTACATTATTCAAAAAATAGATTTCAAGCCATGGAGTTCATTGAAGAATGTGGTCATGGTTCGGGATTTTGTATGGGCAACATTTTAAAGTATGCTCAACGATATGGCCGTAAAGGTGGCAAGAATAAAGATGACCTTATGAAGATTTTACATTATGGTATTATGATGCTCCACATACATGAGCAGGAGAGTGAAGATGAAATTAAGTAATGAAACGATTGATGTATTGAAAAATTTTTCAAGCATTAATCAAAATATTTTAATTAAAGAAGGTAACAAGGTTAGAACCATGTCTACCATGAAAAATATTTTAGGTGAAGCAGATATTGCAGAGTCTTTTCCAAAAGGATTTGGCATTTACGATTTAAATGAATTTCTTGGAGTTTTGACTTTAGCAAAAGATCCAGAATTAGAGTTTAGTAACGAAAATTATTTAACAATTAGGGGCGGATTATCTAAAATTTCATATTTCTTTTCCGATCCATCTATATTGGTGACTCCACCAGAAACTTTTAATGCACCAGAAACAGATGTTTCATTTCAAGTGACAAAAGAAGCTATGGCGAATGTTACAAAGGCATCAGCTGTAATGCAATTGCCTGATTTAGTTTTTACAGGAACATCTGAAGGTGTTACTATGGCAGTAACAGATTTGAAAAATACAACATCAAATCAATTTGAAGAATCATGGGAACATGAAGGTGATAAAGTATTTCAGTTCAATTATAAGATTGAAAATCTTAAAATGATTCCTGGAAATTATAATGTTGATGTTTCTACAACAGCTTTAGTTTCTCATTGGAATAATCAAGATAAACCTATTGATTATTGGATAGCTTTGGAACAACCAAATGAGTAATAGTATGGAAATCCTTCACCACTTCTCTTGTAATAAATGTAGTGGTTGGTGGAGTATTGCAACAGAATTTACTGGACAGTATTCTAAAGTTATAGATAAACAAAATTGGTATTGTCCATGGTGTGGAGAACAAAATGAGAGAAACATTCCTGTGGGTGGAGAAGTATCGACCGAAAACGATAGCTGATTGTATTCTTCCCGAGTCAATTAAAAATACTTTTTTAGAATTTGTTGGTCAGAAGGAGATTCCTAATCTCCTTTTGTCTGGTGGTTCTGGTGTAGGTAAAACTACAGTTGCTCGTGCCTTATGTGAAGAATTACATTGTGATTATATAATAATTAATGGATCAGAAGAATCTGGTATTGATGTATTAAGAAATAAAATTAAAACATTTGCATCGACTGTATCGTTGCAAGGTGGTAGTAAAGTAGTTATTCTTGATGAAGCAGACTATCTTAATCCACAATCTACACAACCGGCATTACGAGGATTCATTGAAGAATTCCATCGTAACTGTCGGTTTATTTTTACTTGCAATTATAAGAATAGAATTATCGAACCGTTACATTCTCGATGTTCAGTTGTAGAATTTAAGATAAATGGTAATAAGGCTATTTTAGCTTCTCAATTTATGTCTAGAGTGGAAGATATCCTTAAATCTGAAAATATAGGTTTTGAAGATGCTGTAATTGCCGAATTAATTATGAAACATTTTCCGGATTGGCGGAGAGTGTTGAATGAATTGCAGAGATACAGTGTTGGTGGTACAATTGATTCTGGTATTCTCGTAAACATTGCTGAAGTCAATTTGAAAGAGTTGATGAAACATTTAAAGAATAAAGAATTCAGCAAAGTTCGTAAATGGGTAGTAGACAATATAGATAATGATCCTGTGAAAGTGTTTAGAAAGATATATGAAAAATTGTATGAGTATATGGAGCCTTCTAGTATTCCTGCAGCAGTATTAGTGTTGGGTAAGTACCAATATTATTCTGCATTTGTAGCAGATCCAGAAGTTAATCTATTAGCTTGTTTAACAGAGATAATGACACAATGCCAATTCAAGTAACAGATCAATTAATTGATAGTGTATATGATGAGTTAAAGTCTAAAGGCTTTCCACATTATCCCACAGATTATAATTGGCGTAAGAAAGAGTTTGGGAAACTACTTCGATTTGATAGGTCTACTTTGTTTAAACCTAAACATAAAAGAGTAGGAGCTTCTACACACGGTCTTGCTCTTGCATGGAGTTATATGCCTCATCATTGGGGTATCGAATGTGGTACAATGAAAACTCCTATGGAGATTTGGAATGATGAAGAACACTTTAAGAAAGGTATTAGAAAACTTTTAGAAGGTACGTTTTGGGATCAGAAAGATTATCATAATATAACAGATTCAGATTTACGATCATTACTCCGTAGATATTCTGGCACACAAGCAGTATCTAATTTTAGACCTACTGCTGCTGCATTAATTTATGATAAGTTTTTAGAGAAGGCTTCACCTTTATTCAATACAGATGCTGGCACAACTTGGGATATGAGTTGTGGTTATGGTGGTCGTTTATTAGGCTCTATTGCTGCTGGTGTGAATTATATCGGTACTGACCCTTGTACGGAAACCTTTGAAGGATTGAAACAGATAAAGGATGCTTGGGGAGATAAGAACCGCACAATAGAATTACATAAATGTGGTAGTGAGGAGTTTAGACCAGATAAGAACAGTGTAGATTTGTGTTTTACTTCTCCACCTTATTTTGATTGGGAAAAATATTCAGAAGAAGATACACAATCATATAAAAAATATCCTGATCCTCAAGCTTGGGTAGAAGGATTTTTAAGAATGACTATAGAAAATTGTTACTATGGATTAAAACCTGGTGGTATTTTGGCAATGAATGTAGCAGATACAAAGCGAATAAAAAACTTTGAATCTGAAACAGTACGGTTGGGTAAAGAAACACAATTCAAACATATTGATACATGGAAACTTCAGTTGTCCTCACAAGAAGGTAAGGTTAAGGAAGAGCCTATTTTTATATTCCAAAAATGAAAGATTGGCAAAAAGGAATAGAACTAGATGAACTTCTCAAGTTAGAAAAGACTTGGGAAGGTTATAACGAGCGTTGCTTGTCTCCGTTTTTGGAGATGAAAAAGAATAAGATTGCTGCGGCAATAGATATTGGTCAGTATGACTATGGTTATGAATGGGCTATACAGAGTAGAATTCTTAAAGCTGCTTCTAAAATTAATATGTACTCTGCTTATAATATACCTATTGCCACCGTACAGAAAGGTGATAGAGTTGTAGACCGAATAGCTTTTAATCAACCAGATCCTGTTGTTCAAGCATTAAAAGATTTTGAAGAAGATGTTTTTCTATTCATAAATGAAGAGCATTCTTGTGATAAGTTGGTTGCTAATTGGGCTGGGTTTAGAAAGATAGGTGTTAAGATAAACACCTTTGGAGATATTCAAGGTGTGTATTTCAAAGAAAATAATCCAGGATTTCTTGGTGGGAGAGTAATACCTTATGTGAGACTATTAGAAGAAGATTTGGTATTAAGAAAAACAAGTATACCTGATGTGTCTGATATTTGTGGTGTTATAAAAGAACGATTAGACACAATGAACTATGAGTTTACTAACCACTACTCTAATTACAATAAGGGTAAGTC